GTTACAAAAATTGTTGGCACAACTGAAGACGGTAATTTTACAGCAGAATGCACTTTGACTGTATCAGCAGCAGAATAAAAATATATTGATTAAGGACGGCTTTGGTTAGTCGTCCTTTTTTTGGAGGTTAAAAAATGGAACGCAAGATTGAACTTACTTTACGCATTGATGGCGAAGAAAAAACTTTTACACAGGACTTTGTACCTTTCTCAAAACGCAGTGACTATATTCGCTTAGAAAAAGAATTGGAAGAATCAGCGAAGAAGCAAGGAAAAGAACCAATTGAAGAAGATTATTTGGATATGCAAATTCAGTTTGTTGCAGATCTATTTGACGAAAAAGAAGTCACTAAAGAATCAATCATGAATGGTTTAGATTCACTAGATATTGGGAAAATTTGGGATATTGTACGCCATCGTGTTTTAGGTTTTTCAAAAGAAGATGATGAAGCTGCAAAAAAAGCGATGGCGGAGGAAATTTAACTTGGTCCGAACTTTACGAATTACAAGTTGATTTTGTCCGTGATGCGATTACCAATCTTGGGTGGACGATTCGGGATTTCATGAATACGGATTGCTTGGATATTGATGAAATCTTATTGAAAGCACCAAAGAAAAAGAAAACTAAAAAGAAAAAACAAGAGGTGCGACCACTAAGTGAATTAGTCAAGCGTGGTGGCGCATAAAGGGAAGGAGGTAACTAAATGAGTGGTGGAACGCCGTTAGGAAATATGGTCATTAAGTTGGGCTTGGATAGTTCTGATTTCGGTCGTGGTGCAGCAAATGCAAAAAAAGAAGTTCGTTATTTAGCCAAAGAAATGCAAGCCAATGCAAAAATTGCTGATATGGCTGGAAACCAGATGGGTAAATTAGGCACTCGTTTTGATGGCTTAACTAAAATCATTGGAGCGCAGGAGAAACAAGTTGCTGCATTGAAAAAGGCTTATGACGAATCTTTTGTAGATGGAAAAGCGACAGAATCCACCAAAAGGCTAGCAACTCAATTGCAAGATGCCAATGGAAAACTAGCAAATTATCGATCTCAATTAATTCAAACAGCTGGTCAGATGGCAGAAATGCAAGTCAAAACCACTGGTGCAACTGGTGCCATTTATAATGCCAGCGAAAAAATGATTTCTAGTGGGCAAAAAATGGAAAAAGTGGGCGGAGCCTTAACAAAAGGTATAACTTTGCCAATTCTCGCAGGAGCTGCAGCAGTAACAACGGCCGCTGTTAAATGGGAATCTGATTTTGCAGGTGTGAAAAAGACCAATGATGAAGTTGTTGATTCGACAGGTAAGGTTGTTTACTCATACAAAGATTTAGAAAATGGTCTTCGTGGACTAGCCAAAGAATTACCTTCAAGTCACACGGAAATTGCAAACGTTGCAGAAGCAGCAGGGCAGTTGGGTATCAAAACTAAAAATGTAGTTGGCTTCACCAAGACAATGATTGACTTAGGCGAGTCAACGAACATGAGCGCAGAAGAAGCAGCAACTGCTTTGGCTCGATTGGCCAATATCACAGGAATGCCACAAACAGAATTTGATAAGTTAGGTTCTGTAATCGTTGATTTAGGGAATAACTTTGCGACAACCGAATCAGAAATAACGGCAATGGGATTACGTCTTGCTGGTGCTGGTCATCAGGTTGGCATGAGTGAAGCTCAAATTATGGGGTTTGCGGCTGCATTGAGTTCTGTAGGGATTGAAGCAGAAGCAGGCGGTTCCGCATTTTCTAAAGTAATGGTTCAAATGCAACTTGCTGTAGAAAAAGGAACTGGCGCATTTAGTGAGTTAGAACAAATTGCCAATGGTGCGGGATATACTATCGGAGAAGTTGGTCAAGCGGTTTTAAATGGTGGTAAACCTCTTAAGACAATGGCTTCTAACTTAGGGATGAATTCTAAAGCACTAAGTAAAATGTACAAAGAAGCCGATAAGTCAAAAACTTCCTTAGAAGATTTTGCTTCTGTTGCTGGCATGTCTGGTGAGCAATTCGCCAAAGCATTTAAAGAGGATGCTTCAGGTGCTATTATTAAATTTGTCGAAGGGCTAGGAAAAACAAAAGAGCATGGCCAGTCGGCAATTTCTGTTTTAGACGAGATGGGAATAACAGAAGTTCGTCTTCGTGATAGTCTCCTTCGTGCCGCTGGTGCTAGTGATGTATTTAAAAGTGCTGTAGATCGCGGAACGAAAGCTTGGGGTCAAAACACTGCTTTAACAGAAGAAGCAAATAAACGATACGAAACTACCGAATCTCAATTAAAGATGCTTAAAAATGAAGCGGTGGACGTAGGTATCACGTTTGGTGGTCCGTTAGTAAAAGCATTGCGAGATGTGCTTCAAGCAACTAAGCCAATGATTAAAACCGTAACGAACTTAGCGGAATCTTTCTCAAATGCTGATCCTAAAACACAGCAAACAATTGTTAAAATGATTGCATTAACTGCTGCAATGGGTCCTGCTATTAAGTTAACAGGTACTTTAACAAAGGGTGTAGGATTTTTAGGCAAAGGCTTTGTTGAAACAATGGCTGCTATGTCTAAAAAAAGAGCAATCGAAGATGTTACAAAAGCTTTTGCAGAAGGTAGTTCTGTTTCTATTGGATTCGGAAAAGACATTGCTTCTTCTGGTTCGGCATTAGGAGGATTGACTGCTAAAATCGGAGGAACCACAACACAAATTGGTTCATTGACTAAAGGGTTTAGTTTATTGAATCCTTGGGTGTTAGGTGCAACTGCAGCGATTGGGGCAGGTGTAGCAGTGTGGAAACTCTGGGGAGAAGAAGCCTGGAATAGTTCCCAACGTGTTAAGCAATGGGGAACTGATGTCGGACGAGAAGTTGACAAGACTTTAGACGGGGTGCAAGACAAAACCAAAGCCGCAAATGGTCAATTTGGCCTATTAAAAGATGGATTTAATCAATCAGATGCTTCTAAAATGGCAGAAAATTTTGAAACGGCTGGTCAGTCACTTGAAAAGTCTTTAAATAAAAAAGTAGATGGATTGAATCAATTATTAAAGCAGTTACCAGGAACCGCTACAGACTCAATGAAAGAAATCATTGAGAATGAGAAAAAACTAAATCAGTCTGCTGTGGAAGAAATCCAATCGAATAATAAGCAAATTCAAGAGATTAGACAAAGGGCTGCAAACGAAAATCGTCAATTGAGTGTTTCTGAAGCTCAAATGATTAGTGATTTATCAAAGAATACTGCGGAAGCTTATGTTAATACTCTGGATGTTTCGGCGGAACAAAAAAGAACTATTTTGAAATCAATGACTGGTGATGTAGCGAATGCTACGAAAGAAGAAGCAGAAATATGGTTAAAATCATTAGGAGAGCAAAGGAATGCATCGCAGACTCATGCCGCTAAAATGAAAGAAGAGCAAAAAAAATGGTTGAAAGATTGGGGATATAACCTTGATGGTGAATTTGCTCAGAAGTATCTTGAAGAATGGGATAAAATAAACGAAACTACGACTGAAGGTTTTGATAACCAAATGGCCGCCATTGTTGAGAAATTCCCTGAACTAAAAGATAAAATTCATTTGGCTTCTGGACAAGTAATAAAAGAGAGCGGAAATGCTTCACAATACCTTATTGAAGATAACGAGAAGTTATTGGAGAATGTTAGCAAAACAACAAATAAAGTTGCTGAAAATGCTAAAAAGAACGCTGAACAACTTAAATATGTTGGTAATGAAGCAAGTGAATATGGGAAAATGTGGAATAATCTTGTTCTTGATCCAAAAACAGGCGAAGTCAAAACCAATGCGCAAGAAGCAGTTAACGAAGCTGCAAATTCTGAAAAAGGATGGAACCAACTCCTATATGCTTCCAAACACGCCGACCTGAAAAGTAATGCTAAATTAATGATTGCCGAAGCAGCAATTGCTAACGGAAAATGGGACAGCATGACGTTTAAGGAACAACAAGCGCTTTTAGATACAAATGCCAAGAAGACTGTAACTCAGGCATTACAAGCCAACGGAAAATGGGACAAACTTAATTTTGAAGAGAAGAAGGCAATTCTGTATTCTAATACCCCTGAAAAAATGGCTGAAAATATGCTTAATCTTGGACTTTGGGAAGATTACAAGTTACACGACAAAGAAATTAAAGCTGATAACAAAGAGTTTTTAGAAGTGCTTAGTGATTCACAAGAAAAAATTGTCAATTGGTCTAATATACCAGATGATGTTAAAGAATTTTATGCAGATAATCAAGATTTACTGACAAAAATTTATGGATCAGAACGAGCCTTTAATGCTTGGAAAAATTTACCAGATGAAAGCAAATTGCTTTTAGCGAATAACACGGATGTGCTACAAAAGATTCTTTCTTCGGAAACATACCTAACAAATTGGAATAACCTTCCAACAGATCAGAAAAAAATGCTTGCCAATAATGATGATTTATTAACAAAGGTAATGAAGTCAGAAGAAAGTATGAATGCGTGGAAGTCATTACCTGATCCAGTAAAAAAAATGCTTGGTAATAATGAAGATTTAAAAGCAAAAATAGCTGATGGAACATTAAGCGTGCAAACTTATGACCAAATAAAGCCACAATTAAAAAAATTACTCGGAGATGCTTCCAATGTATCGAATCAATCACAGGTAGGTATTCAAAACCTAAATGCATTTAACGCAAATAATCCAGCACAGAAAATACTACGTGGAGATTCTTCAAATGCGCAAGCTGCAGCTCGACAAGGTGGTAATGCATTGAACACCTACAATGTCAACAATCCAGGAACGAAAAACCTGCGAGGAAATGCAGGTGGAGTTGTCAGTGCGGCTTCAAGTGGTAATAGTAGCTTAAATATTTTCGCAGCAAACAATCCAGTTGAAAAACTATTAAGGGCTAATGATCAAGCGAGTGGACCAGCATCTCAAGCGAAAAATGCAGTAAGTGACTTTAATTCTGGCCCTTCGGTAATTACCAAAACTTTAAACGTAGTAGCTAATTTAGGCGCTGGAGTAGCAAAAATTTTAGGACTCGAAACAGGAACCAATAATCATATTGGTGGTCCGGCAATCGTCAATGACCAAAAAGGACGCACTTATAAAGAATTGGTAATTCCTAAAGGTGGTGTGCCTTTCATCCCAGAAGGTAGAAATGTATTCTTACCAGATTTACCAAAAGGATCAAAAGTAATCAAAGCTTCAGAAACAAAGAAATTAATTCCTCATTATGAAAACGGCGTGGGTGTTCCGAGAAACTCTTCAGTTGTTAAAAATCTAATTGCTATTCAAGATTCACATGAATCGAATGATTTTAGCGAACTTGCTTCTCTTATGCGTGAAATGGTTTCTTACTTAAAAGACGGCAATATTAAAAATATGGAAGTAACACAATATATCACAGGTGCAGACACGAAAACACCGAGAGAAACGGCGATGGAAACAAAACGCCAATTGCGTGATTTAGCGAGGGGGTTTAAATAGTGAAACTAGAATTAGTTTATACGAACCAAAATGGGGAGCAACTCGTTTTTAATGAGGAAGCTCCATATTTTTTGCAAAACGTTGAGGGATTAGAAGCACCAGAAAATGTTGTTCTAGCAGAAGAAGTTTTTGGAGAAGATGGCGCAAAAGTTGTTGGAATCCGTTTAAGTACACGTAAACCGTTGCTAGAAGGTACTTTAATTGGAAAAACAGAAGAAGAAATTTATCAGCTGCGCCGAGATATGATTCAAAAAATCGATCTAAAACAAACAGGGAAACTAACTCTTAAAGTCTATGACAAGGAGTATGAAACCGACGTATTACCAATCCAAGCGCCTAGTTTCAAATTATACGAGGATAATCCTTATAAGGTTGATGAATGGAACTTATTCTCTTTACAGTTTGAAGCATTCGATTCTTATTTCCGAGATGTATCGTTTTATAACTCACTGGTTCCTTTGGCAACATTAAAGCCAACGCTTATTTTTCCAATGGTTTTTGTTCAAGGCGAGAAGCATACATTTGGGCGCTTTGAATCAGGAAATATTGAAAAGATTGTAAACAATGGCGATGTACAGGTTGGAGCAGTTTTTCATATGAAATGTGTAACAACCGTAACTGATCCGCAGATTTACGATGTGACAAAACAAACCTTCTTTGGATTTAAAGGAACCTTTGAACCTGGAACAAGATTCGAACTTTCAACGGTACGTGGAAATTTGTATGCGAAAAAAATTGTTAATGGTGTAGAAACTAATGCTGTTCCAGAACGTATGGATGGCAGTAGTTTCTTTCGATTATCTAAAGGAGATAACTATTTACAACTAAAAGCGGCCAACAATTCTCAAAATGGAATTACATGTGAAATGCAATTTACACCATTGGTTAGCGGGGTGTAGCTATGGATTTTATGCCATTGCCTTTTGTAGAGGTCTTTCGAAGAAAGTCTGGCTTTGATTATGAGTCAACGGCAGTTCTGGACATATGGAAATCAATGAGTGTCAAAGAAAACTTCAAGTCAGCTAATACTTTTGAGACGGTTGTTCTTTTAAAGTACATGCCGAAAGAATTAATGAACGAAGATACAGTGTTATTAATTAATAATTGCTTTTACTACATTGATTCTATTATCTGCGATGATTTGAGCAGTGGATTAATTACAATTTCTGGGAAATCTCTTTTTGCAAAAGTTGGCAAGAGAATTGTTTATCGAATTTACAATCAAACCAAAAGACCAGAGCTGATTTGCTACGATCATTTACGGAACGAAGTGGTCTCTCCGTCAGATGTAAAAAGAAAAATTAGTTACTTATCTGTTGAACAACCGCCAGCAATTACTAATTCAAACATTAGTTATCAAAACAGTTATGGGAATGTTGAAGAAGAGATAGAGGGACTATGTGAAAGTTACAATTTTGGTTTTGACGAAATTCCTATCTCGAATGGGCGTATTGGTTCAACATCAAACGGCCAAGTTGGAACAAATATTCGTTTTAGAAAAAGTGAAGATGTTTCTAGTGTAGTTCAATTTAGTGCAGAGTTTGAAAATGTTACTAATGAATCATTAGAAAAGAACAACTATGATGAAGCGACTACAGCCCTTATTTATGGAGAAGGTGAAGGTAAAGCTCGTAAACATACTCAAGTAAATAACAATTTGAGTGGCCTCGAACGAAAAGAAATATATGTCGATGCTCGTGACTTACAACAGACTGTTGATGATGTAAAAATGCCAGATGCACAATATATTGCCACATTGCAATCAAGAGGAAAAGAAAAATTAACTGAACAACCAAGAGTTTTGGCATTGAATGGGACTATCAATTTGAATGATAGTCTTTTTGTTTATGGTCGAGATTATAAATTGGGGGATCGTGTAAAACGTATTTCTTCTTTTGGCTATTCAGATACAGTGGTTCTAAATTCTGTAACGCAAACATGGGATGAGAAGGGATACCATATTGACGGTGAATTTGGTAACCAAAGTAAAACAATTATTGATGTAATCAAGAGAAAAGGAAAGTAGGGGGTTATTTTTGGCGGAATTAAGTTTATTTTATGATGCCGTTTTGCAAGATGATGGCACATACGATCGTGCTTATACATCGGCAGACTGGGCAAAATACTTTGAAAATATTTTTCGCAATGGCGTAATGATGTCAGTCGGTGAAGCATTAAGAGTGACTGCAGCTGATTCTGTTGGAATGAGAATTGTTGTAAAAGCAGGTTCAGCAAACTTAAAAGGTTATCAATATATAAATACGTCTGCTTTTGCAGTACCTATTGACGTTGCTTCTTCAACACAAGATCGAACAGATTCAATTGTTGTTCGTCATGACTTGAACGCTAGACAAGCTTATGTAGCAGTCAAAAAAGGCAATGTCTCTGTAGAGCGCTCAACAGAAGTTTATGAAATCCAACTAGCAACGGTCAAAGTACCAAGGAACAGTTCGGGGATTACTGCAGATTTAATCACAGATAAGAGATCAGATGCAAAAGTTTGTGGTTATTCAACACCTTTTGCCAATGTTTCTGTATCAGGATTAGAAGCACAATATGAAGCAATGCTAAAAAAAATTGTAGAAACCAACAAGACAAGTTATGAAAAAATCCTAAATGATTTTAAAAACTACGTTGCAAAAGCACAAACCGATATGGATTATAATATCGAAGAAATTATCCGCACAGGCAATGGAAAAGTAAATGCCTTTGATGTTTTAATTCATGAATGGTTTGCAGCTTTAAAAAATGAGCTAGATGCAAATCAAGCATCAAATTTACAGAATCAAATCAATGAAATGAAAGCTACTGAAGAGTTACCAGCTATAGAGCATAATTTACGCGGCTATCCTAATGTACAAGTTTTGTATTGGGAATACGGTATTGGCCTATCAGGATTAGCTAATGAGCCAACAGGTCTAGGCGGTAGCAATGTGAAAAAGATTCCTCACAGTGTAGAATATCTTGATTTATTCAGTTTCAAAGTTAAAGTGCCAATGAACTTTAAAATGGTAAATCCAACAGTAACAAAAATAGATAGTCGAACTATTCGCTTTATTGAAGCATTTAAAGTTATAGAAATTAAATTTTAGGAGGAAAAGAATGTATACATTTAAAAAAGGTGATGCAGACTACCAAGTCATGCTAAATGAAAATTTTAAAGAGATAACTGATTCTTTCGAAGATGGTTTATTTGTCAGAAAAAATTCTAAAATATTAGATTTAAACGATGCTATATTGCCAGGCATTTATTCAATCCCAGCTACAGGAGTTGATAATAAACCTTTACCTAATTCTGGAAGTTTATTCGTTTGTAAAGACCCAGGAGGGGTTAGACAATTATTTCAGACAGAAAGAACAATATTTATTCGACAATTAGGGGGAGTACCTTCATCTTGGACGGATTGGAAAAAAGTAGCTTTTGAAAAAGAACAACCTTTTGAAGCTTGGTATTCACCAGGAACTAACCATGCTGGATTCAAAAATAAGGCAAGATATAATTTAGGGCCAGAATTTAGCAACATAGGCCAGCGACTTGGGTTGCCTATGAAAAGTGAACCGTTGGAGTGGAATAGTGGGCGATGGCAAGCAAAAGTTCTTAGAGACTGCAAGCTAAATATAAGCGGAACTGTAAAATACCATGTTGGTAGTTCGAGAGGTGTTCTCTATGCTTATACTCATATAGACAAAGGCCTTGATGAAGGCGTAGGTGACTTAGGTATTGGATCAGCAGTCGGAGCTGTTGGCGGCTTGAATTATCAAAATGTCGCAGCTTTTGATTTAAACGTTACACTAAAAAAAGGTGAGTATCTTGCGTTTCGCTTAGAATTAGCAGCAGATAAGCAACTTGATTATACTCAATTATCTTCTATGCATATCACAGAATTAGTATAGGAACTGAATTTTAAAATAAAAACCGTTTAGCAAAAAAGCTAAGCGGTTTTTATTTATAGAGAGAAGGAACTTTATGTGAAGGATGAACTGATTCAAGATGTTGTAGAGCGTTTAGTGCGTATTGAGACAAAGCTCGATAACTACGAAGTGTTAAGAGAAAAGACAGAAGATGCTAAGGAAAAGGCTGATTATGCTTTCTCTATTGCTAAAAATAATGAAGAAGATATCAAAGAAATAAAGGAAAATCAGAAATGGTCTTGGCGGACAATTGCGGGCATAGGGGTGTCAGTAGTTGTCTATTTATTTACAAAATATTTAGGAGGTGTATAAGAATGATTCTACCAGATAAGTACTACAAAATTATCAAATGGGGCGTGCTAACAGTGCTACCTGCAAGTTCTGTTTTGGTTGCCACACTAGGTAAAGCTTATGGATGGCAGCAAACAGATATGACTGTTTTAACTATTAATGCCATAGCAACTTTTTTAGGAGTGGTAACAGGAGTATCAGCATATAATTTAAAAGACAAGGAGAAATAAAAATGAAAAAGAAAATTTTAGCAGGAGCGCTTGTCGCTCTGTTTTTTATGCCTACAGCTATGTTTGCCGCAAAAGGAGACCAAGGTGTGGATTGGGCGATTTATCAAGGTGAACAAGGTCGCTTTGGCTATGCACATGATAAATTCGCTATTGCCCAGATTGGAGGCTACAATGCTAGCGGTATTTATGAACAATACA